ACTCATTTTTTAGATCCACGTTAGCAACAGTAGGGTGGTCTGTAGCACAAAGCTCTTTTCCATCTCCACCAACATATGAAGAACTAAACGCATTGTTTAATACGTTAGCTGCTTTCACTTGTTTAGTTTGTTGCATAGACCTAGCTAAAGCTCTTGTGTATCTTGAAGATAGTGTATCGTAGAGATTGTCTTCGATCGCTTCTTCTGTCAACGCAAACGCTAATGCTATAGTCTCGTGTGTGAAACGTGATGTCCAGGATTCTTGAGCTGTATCATAAATGACCGCTGCTCCTTCTCCTTTAGTCGGTGCTTCACCAAACCCACTTAACATTACTTCTTCCTCGAATGCTCTTTCAGAACTCTCGGTGTCGAAGATGTCTTCGTGCTCGTTATTGTATCTCTCATACTCTAATCCAAAGAGAGCATGGAGTCCAGGTACTAGTTCTTTGACTAGTTGGGCTCTATTAATTGCCATTATTTATTCTCCTTAGATTATACAGCAAATGTGTTAGTAGGGAATGTGAATAATCCTCTCGCATAAGCACCTATTTCATTGCTTGGTTGCGAAGCGAATCCAACACATAACGCTACACCACTTGATGTTGTTGCAGTCACACCCTCTTTTGATCTACCGTTGGTTGTAGAACCAGCAGTAGTGGAGAGAGTGTATTTGTTACCGATGAAGCTTACGGCAGGTGTTCCTGCTGTAAATTGAGCCTCGTAAACGATGCCAGGATCGTTATAAACGAGAGCTTCTGCATCGGCACTTCCTAGTGTCGCAGTGTCAGCAGTCCATACTTTCGAGAAAGTAGGAGTACCGTCAGTTGCGGTATAGTATACCCCGTAAAATACACCTGCAGGAGTACCAGTCGCCGTGCCTTGAATGACATATCCGCTAGATAGATTAACTACATCACCTGAAAATATTGATGCGTTAGTTGCACTAGCAATTCTCATTTTAGCAGGACGAATAACACCACCGTACATATGATATGCGGGAGTAAAACCATCTGGTTTATTTGTATTAGCCATGATTGTCTCCTTTGCTTATATACATTGTTATTATTAATTTCCTTTGTCGGTAGGTTTACTACCGAAAGCAACTTTAGAAGTCCTTTGGATATCGCTATCTTTTATAGGCATTCTAGCGTCGCTTTCTCGCATATAGTTCTGGTCTACACCGTCCATAGCAGTTTTTGCTTGGTTTTGAAAATACGCTGTGCGTTCTTCGGCGGTTTCAACGGGTACTTTAGCGAGGATTAAACCTCCAACCCCAATTACTCCTTTATTACTTCCACTATCTACAGTTGGAGCTTCAAAATCAGGATAATCTTCTGCTCTCACAGGCTCATATCCTTCTCTAATACGTTTAGACATATTAGATTTATCATCTATCCCTCTAGTAGCTTCTCTAATCCACCTGAATTGATATCCAGGAGGAGCTTCTGGTGCGTCTAACATTGACGGGGGTTTCCAAGGCGTTCTGCGAGTTTGAGAGTCTCGTGTCTCGGCAGATCGTGAGTTACGATCAGTTTTGACTTTCATTTCATCTGTCATTTTATACTCCTTCGATATGCTTAGCATATTCTTCTAGCGGCACATTTAATCTTTTAGCTATTGCTACTTGACTTGGTGTGAGCTTGATTTTGCGTGATGATTTTTTACCACTAGCACCTCTGCTACTGGCAGCAACCTGTTGCACGGGGGCAGATTGCTCGTTAGAAAACTTGTGTGGAAAATTTTCAGCCATACGTTTATCAACTTCGGCATAATAAGCATCTGAAGTCGGGTCTATCCCTCCCTCAACTAATTCTTTATGTATTCCAAATGCTGCAAACGTCATTGCTTGGTCATCTCCGAACCATGTGTTTCGTTTTGCCCACTCCTCTGCTTTTGGATCAGGTCCAGCAGCCTGAGGCTGTAACGTAGGCTTATACGCTTCTACAGGAACTTCTTGAGGTTGATTTTTCTCTCTAAGTTGTTGCTGAGCTGATAATCTTCTAAGATTTTCTGCTTCGGCACTTGCTCTAGAAAGTTTTTCAGTTGCTTCTACAACTGCTGCACTATCTCCCACTTCTTGAGCTTCTTTTAAAAGCTGTTTAGCTCCCGCTATTTCAGATTGTACTCTATTATCATACTCTTTGAAAAGGGAAGAGTCTGAATTCTTTAATTTTTCTTTTAAAGTAGATGCTGTTTGATTAACACTTTGAGCGTAATTAACGGCTTCATCTCGCTGTCTTTCTGCTTCTCGCATCTTATAGGTTAGTTTATCAATACGTTTTTGTACTGATTCACTAATCTGATCTAGCTCGTCTTTTGGTTGAGCTTCCTCTACAGGTTGTTCTTCAACTATTTCGTCTTTAATTGAATTATCAACATCTGCTTCTCTTACGTCAACTTCGCCTTCGGGAAGTTCTAGTTCTATTTTTTCTGCTTCATTATTTTGCATGAGTCCTCCTCAAGATTGTTATGATAAAATTGCTTCGGGATCATCAATAGTTGCTAAAATTTCGTCATCATTCAAAAGTCGCATATCGCCACCTTCTATTTGAAAACGAGCTCCAGCATATCTACCAAAAATTACCCAATCACCTTTTTTGCACCAAGCTCCTTCAGGAAACTTGTGCGGGTCACTATAAGCGTCTGGTCCCATTTCGACAACATAACCAACTACCGTTGCAAGTCTTTCTTTGTCAACAGTTGCTTTAGCTAAATGTATGCCGCCTTTGGTCACAGAAGATTGTGTGAAAGGTAATATTAAAATACGATACCCCGTTGGACGTGGTAACGATTCCGCATGAGAGTCTAAGTTATCGGGGGTGATTATAGGCTCATCTGCTTGTGCTAAAGCAGCAGCTCCTCCACTACCAAAATTATTTACTCTATCAGGAACAGTTTTTGTTTCGACTTTATTCGTCATTTGCATCCTCCATATTAGAATGTAAAGTTTGAATTTCCTGTTCAGCGAAACTCAAACCCGCTATTTCGCCAACTATCCTTTGGTATTGTTCAAAATTCTCAACACTTCCAGAAGCTAACGTTTGCGTAAGAGCTTCTTTTCTCTCACGATATTTACGAAGCAAATGCTCCGTAGCTAAGATATAGTCCATTTACTTAATGTAATTATACCAAAGAAGTCCTTTAGTTTGTCCGTAAGCAGCCTTTACTTTAGACTCTTTACCGACAACCTTGCCTTTTGCGTCAGTGTTTACTTCGCCAGCAGTAACAGACTTAGTTTTAGTGCTATCAACCATTGCTGGTTCACTAGGTGCAGGTCTATTAGCCTTTTTTGAAGGTGACGGATAGGCTTTCATCTTGTCGTCGTAATACTCTCGCATTATTTTTCTCCATTTTGATTTCTACTATCCCTAACTGTTTTTACCAGTTCGTTATAGTTTTTATCAGCGTCGGCTTTCGCTTTCAGCTCTAATTCTTGTAATTCTATAGCAGATTTAGTGTCTTGTACTCTTAAATCCGCTTCTATCTTCTCACGTTTAATTTGTGCATCTAATTCAGTTTTCATAGCAGCTAGTTGTGCATCTCTTGCATCATCTTCTGTTTTTTGCATTAATTGTTCTTTTTCTAATTGTAACTGCTGCTGGAACATTTCCATTTGTGGGTTTTGTTGTGCTGCTGCTACGGCTTGTGCCATCGCTTGTGCTTGACCTGTAACTTGTTGTGTTGCTTGAGCTGCCATCATAGCTATTTCGTTCATCATTTCAGGCGGCATAGGTTGGTCTAGTTGTGGAAGCGGTTGTCCCATTGCTTGTTCTACTTGTTGTCTATATAACATTGCCTGATGTTCTTGTATATTTGCACCTATCGCTTGCATAGCTACAGGGTTTTGTTGTATCATCGGGTTTTGCATAAAAGCACTATGTGCTTGTATATAAGCTTCGTGATTTTGAAACGGATAAGCTTTTATAGGATTACCAGTCATAGCTGATTGTTGATCACTAATAGGGTCACGTGGAGGTACTTCTTGTTCAGGAGGTAATAACGCGTCAATGTCTTTTATGTTTAACGCTATATACATTTTTCTATAAGATTCTCTCAAATCATGTAATTCAGGTGCCGCTTGTGCCATTTGTAGTTGGGCTTGGGCTAAAGTTATTCTTTGAGTCATACTAAAAATATTAGGATCACTTACAGGAATAACATCTACTGAATTATCAAAATCTTGTTTAAATACGTTTTCTGAAGCCCCTTGTACTTGATAAGGATATTCAGCAGGTAAAAACTCACCAAACACTCTTTTTAATATTTTAAACTCACCTCTTTGTGCATAATGTAATCTTTTATGAATTGCGGACATAACTCTTTGTCCTTTTTCCATAAGTGCTACGGTTGTTCCTACAGGAGCTTCAGAGTTGCCATCGCCTGTTGGATTTTCTACTGTAGCCGCAAATCTTTTACCAGAGTCAACTAAAGCTCCTAATAACGTAGTTAAAGTGCCGCTTGGTTCTTTATATGGTAAAGGAAGGAAAGCATCTTGCAATCTTCCGCCTGGAGCGTCAACATCACGCCATTCTCCTGGCTGTAACGGATCATCATGCTTTTGAATGTTTAATCCACGTGATTTAAAGCCTGCTGGAAGGTTAGAAAGCGTTCCTGCGTCAATTAATTGACGTAAAATCGCTGTAACCGACTTAGTTAAGCCGCCCATCATGTGAATTAACCCAAAACCGTAAAAACCTAGTCCTGGAAGGAACTTATAATGCGTAAAATGTTCAATTTTCTTACGCATTGGGTCTTTTTCGTCATAATTTGGTCTAATTGCAAGAACTTTGTTGTTATCTTTGCAAATAGTTACAATATAAGGCAACGCTAAGCCTGTTTCTTCACCGTTTTCGTCTTTATCTTGATATCCTTCTAAATCTAAGTCAACATGCATCTCTAAAAGCGTAAATTCTTCATCATTTATAGTTCTAGTTAGTCCTTGTAACTCATCTAGCTTTTCATCAACGTCTGTTTCTTGTATTCCGCTTCCTGGAGACGCCATATCAGTGTCTACATAAAAACCTGATAGTTGTAATTTACGTAATTCGTTTTCATTCATGTGAATTACATGAGTAATTCTAGGAGAAGTTAACAAATCTACCGCGTAATACGGAACAACTAAATCTTCTGACTTAACAAACCGTGCTACGGCACGTCCAACTGCAGGATCATAGTAAACTTTTTTAAATGCAGAACCAGATAACGGTAAATAAAATAAAAGTTGATCCATTTCTGGGTCATATTCTTCCATTTTATAAGTTATTTGATAATTCATGAAGTTTTTAACACGATTTGCTTTTTCCATTTTAGCGTTATCGGTCATTCCTAAAACTTCTGTGTCAACAGGTCCACCTGCTGGCAACATTTCTTTGTATGCTTGTGCTTGAAATTGTGTTACGGCTTCTGCGAGTATCGGATGATGAACTCCTGAAGCACCAACAAAAGGTTGTGACCTCGAATCAGAATTTATTCCTAATAAATCTAACCCTTCGGTGTATGTTTGAAACCAATCACTTCTAGAATCTAAATCGTCTTCAAAAGAACCAACTAATTCTGCTGCAATTGTGTTTAATTCGTTGTCATCTAAAGTTTCTGCTAAGTTTTCTCCAAACTTAGAAACTGTTTCTTCTGGCATATCGCTGCCTCGAATAATAGAACCGTCAGGTTGCACAAAAAGCTCAGTTTCTTCTTCGGGTTGTTCCATAATCTCAAGCTCTATCGCTTCTTGATTATTAGGTACTGCAGAAATTGCTTGTTTTTCAATAGCCATGTTGATAAATCATAGTATGATTTTGATTAATAATAAACCCTTTCGCCATCATAATACTCCTCTTCCTCTAAATAGTCACTGGTTAATTGTAAAAAACCACCTTCTCTAAACCTTGCTAACGCTAATGTTGTAGCATCAACTAGGTCATCGTTTTCGCCTCCTGGAAAATCAGAAACTTCTTCCATGAGTTCTTCTCCGAATCTGTTATCAGGCACCCAAACGCGTCCATCTTGAAAAATAGGTGACACAGAATTTAACCTTGCGATTTTATCTTGACCTTTTCCTGGACTAAAAGTATTTACGGGAATACCTACTCTACGTAATTCTTGTACTAATGGAATACCACTAGCTTTAGCCTCAATAATTACGGTGTCTGGTGTCCAATATTCATACAAACGTAATGCTTCTGCTTTTAATTCAGGAAAATCAAAACGTTCTTTGATACAATCTATTAAAATTAAATGTGCTTCGTTACCGTGATATATTTCTTCACCGATTTTCCCTTCAGGATAAAAAACTCCCCACGTTGTTATCGCAGTAAAGTCAGCTCTTTCTGATTTTAAAAACGCTGTCTT